AGGTCGTGTGGCCGCGCGTCGTCGCGTTCGTCTCGAAGCACGCGCTCGACATCGTCGCGCACAACGCGGCCTTCGATCGAGGGATGCTCGAAGACGCGCAGGAGCGCGCGGGGCACCTCTCGTGCGACTGGCCGCGGTGGCGGTGGCGATGCTCGAAAGCCATCACACAGAGGGTGATTCCAGGGCTTCCGAGCTACTCCCTGAGCGGGAGGCCAGGTCAGGGCCCGGGTCTCCGCGAGACGCTCAAGCTCCCGGCGCACACGTCGCACCGCGCGCTCGGTGACGTGCTGACGACGTGCTCGCTTCTGCGTGTGTGTCGCGAGCGAGCCGCACGCCCGTGGAGCGAATGGGCGGGTGACGCGCACGTGTGGGGCGTGGGCGTGGAGAAGCGCGCAGAGCCCACGAAGCCCACGAAGAAGCCTCGCGCCGTGAAGACCTCCGCGAGCGATCAGCAGAGCCAGTCGAACCTCTTTATCAAGCTCGGAGTCGTCGCGTGAGCACCCATGATCCCAAGTCTCCGCTTCCCGAAGACCTGCGCGCGGCGTGGGAATCCATGACGCCGGAGGAGCGCGACACGCTGGTCTACGAGCGCGCGCTCTACCGCGCGCAGACCGAACGGCTTCAGCGTGAGCTCGACGATCTCCGCGCGCGCGAGGTGTCCCCGTGACCCGCGCGTGGTCCGCCGTCACGCGTCGCGATCCGTGCCCTGTGTGCGGTCAGCCGGACTGGTGCGCGGTTTCCACGGACGGGCGAGTTGCGCGATGCATGCGCGTCGTCGATGGGCCCGATGTGATCGCGCGCGAGGACTCCTGCGGCACCCCGTACGGCCTCGCGTTCCTGACCGACGGCGATGGGCCCCGCGACGCGAGCCGCTACCAGCCGGAACCCGACCCGCCGCGCGCGCCGCTCGACGTGCTCCACCGCGTCTACTGCGCGCTCCTCGATGCGCTCGCGCTCACGCCCTCGCACCGCGCCTCACTCCGCGCGCGCGGGCTGTCCGACGACGCCATCGACGCGCGTGGGTATCGATCGCTTCCGACGGAGTCGGATCGACGCCGCGTGATGGGGGCGCTCCGTGCGAGCCTCGGCGGGATCATTCCCGATGACGTGCCGGGTATCCACCGCGGGAAGCTGGCGGGCTATGCGGGCATCGTCATCCCGGTGCGCACCTCGGACGGCCAGGTGCGCGCGCTCAAGATCCGCGCGGACGATGAAAAGGCGCCGAAGTACACATGGCTCTCCGGCCAGGACGGGCCCTCATCGGGCGCGCCGTGCCACGTCCCAATCGCGGTCGGACATCACGGAGAAGCACGCGTCACCGAGGGGCCGCTCAAGGCCGACATCGCGACGCACCTCTCGGGACTTCTCACGCTCGGCGTCGCGGGGTGCTCCTCGGCTCGCTCGGCCGTCGAGCACCTGAATCGGATGCGCGTCGAGCGCGTACGCCTCGCGTGGGACGCGGACGCGCGGGACAACGCGCACGTCGCACGCGGGCTCAAGCTCGCTGTGAAGATCTACCGTGAGGAGGGCTTCGCGGTCTCCATCGAGACGTGGGACCCGAGCGCGGGAAAGGGCATCGATGACGCGCTCTCGGTCGGCGTGACGCCGACGGTTCATTCGGGCGATGCGGTCGATGGCGTCGTCGCGCGGATCATCGAGTCCGCGGAGCGATCCGCGCGCGCCGAGCGTGTCGATCGCCCCGGTCAACCAGACCGACCTGCTCCGGCCGTCGACGTCGCTGCGACGGTCAGGGCCCGCGGCCAGGTATCTTTCGACCGTGGTGACTCCGTCGAGCTCGCGCACGCGATCCTCGAGGAGCTCAGGAGCGCCGCACCATCGGCGGGCGACGACGCCGTGATCTATGACCGGAGCACGTTCTGGCAGTACGACCCCGCGCGCGGGATCTACGTCGAGCGCGATGCGTCGGAGATGCTTCGGCGCGTCACGCGCTACGCAGGCGCGCCGTGCGGGCCGAAGGGCAAGCCGCTCTCGCTCTCAGACGCCGCCGTGAAGGGTGCCGTGAAAGCCGCTTCGTGGCTCTGCGCGCGCCCCGGGTATCTCTCGGACGCGCCGCGCGGGATCGTGTTCGCGGACCGCTTCGTCTGCGCGCGTGACGGCGAGGTCGTGACGGAGTCGCACTCCCACACGCACCGCGCGATTCACGCGCTCCCGATCGCGTACGAGATGGACGCGCCGCGCCACCGCTGGACCGCGATGCTCCGCGAGGTCTTCCGACGGCTGCGCGAGGACGGCACGCTCGACGAAGACGACACCGAAGCGTGCATCGAGATGCTTCAGGAGTGGGTCGGGAGCACGCTCATGGGCGAGGCGACTGCACGCGCGGTCGGGCTCGTGCTCGTCGGGTCTGGCAACGACGGCAAGTCCAGTGTGCTCAACGTCATCCGTGCGCTCTTCCCGCCCTCGGCGGTGTCGTCGATCGCGCCGCAGGACTGGGCGCGCAGCTTCCTCCTCGCGGGGCTCGCGGGGCGGCGGCTGAACTGCGTCTCGGAGCTTCCCGAGCGCGACATCGTCGACGCGCCGCGCTTCAAGGCCGTGCTCTCAGGTGATCCGCTCACGGCCGAGCGGAAGAATCAGGATCCCTTCGACCTCATCTGCGAGGCGGGGCACCTCTTCGCGTGCAACGCGCTCCCGCCGACGCGTGACCAGTCGGAGGGGTTCTGGCGACGCTTTGCGGTGCTGGCATGCAACCGGCGCTTCGGCGCCGAGGAGGTTGTGCGCGACCTCTGGAAGACCATCGTCGCTGAGGAGCTCGACGGGATCGCCGCGTGGGCGATCGAGGGAGCAGCCCGCGCGCAGCGACTCAAGAGCTTCACCGCTCCCGCGTCGAGCACGCAGGCGAAGCTCGAGTGGCAGCACGACTCGGACGCGGTGAGGCAGTTCGTAGAGGAGTCGTGCGAGGTGTTTCCGCCCGGCACGCCGTCGAGCGAGGAGACGGGGATCGCGGATCTCTACAAGGCGTTCCGGTCGTGGTGCTCGGACACGGGGCACACGCTGATGGCGCGCGACCGACTGGCGGCGCGGCTGAAGGGCCTCGGGTACGAGCATCGCACCGAGCGCGCGCGACTCTACCGGCTGCGCGTGTCGGAAGCCTTGGCGCGCTCGGCGGGAGGGGGGATACCGTGCGTCGATCAACTGACCCGCACGACCTCGCGAGAGGACCGCGGCAGAGTGCATCAAGCGTTCCTGACACCCTGACACCCGGGATGACACCCTTTTTAGGGGCATGGTGTCATGCTCAAGTGCGTGTAACCATTGAAGAATTCGTCAGGAATGACACCCTGACGTCTTTCCGAATCGGCCGATGCGCGCGCGAGGCTCATACACCCATCGTCGATCTACGATGGGATGTCGAGGCCCTCTTGCGCGTGAGCGATCGTGCAGGGTGTCAGGGTGTCATTCTTCACGTAATGCGTAGATGTTTCGCTGACTTAGGCATGACACCCTGCCGGTTTTCGAGGGTGTCAGGGTGTCATGCTGGGTGTCATCCGCCCGTCATCCGAGCCGCCTCGCTCGGCGCGTCTTCCCCGGCGATGCTCTTCGATGGCCCGGAGAGCCGCTTCGCAGCCCGCGAGCGCCTCACCGCGGCGCTCCGAGGGCCCGCGACGCCCAACGCCACGTCCGAGGCCCCGGCGGGGGCGCCAGCGGTCGCGAGAGCGGTTGTGCGATTCACAGCGCCCACCGTGGCGCGAGAGGACTGGTGCGCGTGAATATCCCGCTTTGCCGCAAATATTCGGTTTGTTGTGACGGCTGCGCCCTCGCGATCGTGCGGTCCCACGAGACCGGCGACGTCGTGGAGTGCGTCTGCGGGCGGCGCTACTCCCCCGCGGAGTCCCTTCCGGAGGCCCGCCAGAGGCAGTCAGGCGTCGTGGACGTACGCGCCGCCGTCCCGACGCCCTCGGCGCCCGCAGAGCGCCCGAAGCGCCCGCCGCCGCGGCTGGTCTACGTCGCCCCCGACGGCGACGCGCCGACGGAGCCCCCCACGGCGCTCGAGCGCGCGGGAGCGGCGGCGAGGGCGCTTCACTCCGACGACCCCGAGCTCGTGCGCGTGCGGCGACTGCTCACGGACCTGCGGCCCGACTGCGGCGACCCGTGCGAGCCTCCACCCGACGAGAGCGAGGAGCCCGCGTCGTCGCCCGTCACGATCCGCGACCCGTCGGCGAACTGGGGCGGCATCCCCCGCGGCGTGGCGATCTTCGAGCGCTCCGAGGTCACGGTCGCCACGGGCCCGGCGCTCGTCGACGTGCTGCGCCAGCTCGCTGCGCTGGCGCCCGACGAGGCAGCGGTGCTGCGCTGGCTCCGTCGGAACGCGTCGCTCGCCTCGGGGCTGCGCGGGCTCTACGTCGACGCGGGCGTGGCGTTCGCGAGCGCCGAGCAGTCGGAGGCGTGGGAAGACCTCGGCGCCCGGCGCGAAGGTGCGCCCGCCCACGGGCGGCGCGTCGTGTTGCGGGCGGCGACGGCATGGGAGGGGCGATGAGTTCGCACGAAGGTCTTGACGTGCGCCGTGGACCGTGCGTCAATACTCGCCAGTATCGCACCGACTACAGCGCCACAGGTGCGTCCGAAGGGACCACGGCGGAGTCGGTACATCGCACCATGCTCCTCACGGCCGATCACATCGCGCGCCTGACCCGCACGCCCCTGCGCACCGTGCAGCGCCGTCTTGCGGCGTGGCGCCAGCGCGGCGGCCCGGTCGTGCGCGCCCAACGCGACGGACGCGGTCAGCCCCCCTGGGCCGTGCCCCTCGACGCGTACTGCCGCTCACGCGGGATGGATCCGGCCGACGTGCTCGAAGCGCTGTCACCCTCGGCGCAGGCAGCGTGACGTGTGCGGCGCTTCACGAATCGCCCCGCTCCCCCCGAGCGGATCGCACGCGCGCTGATCGACGCTGAGTCGCTCGGCGACAAGCGCGCAGGGATCAAGCACGGCGTCCACGCGAAGACGATCTACAACTGGCGCGTGAAGACCGACGACGCGGTGCGCGCCGAGATGGCGCGGCTGCGCGCCGCCACGCGAGACGGCTGGATCGACGAAGCGAAGGCCGTCAGGCGCAAGGCCCTCGAACGCATCGGCGAGCTGCTCAACGACGCGCGCAACCTCACGTCGGCCGTGAACGCCGCACGCCGCGTGCACGAGATCATTCTGAGCGACGAGATCCTCCGAGAGGATCCCGGCGCCGCCGTCGACGCCCTCGATGATCAACCTCACGAGCCTGATCAGTCAGCGCATCCGGGCGAAGCTCAAGGCGCGCTCGGAGGCGAAGGCGACGAGGGGCCGGGCGATCTCGGCGGGGGCGAAGGCTGATCCCGTCGTCTACGCCCGCGAGGTCTTCGGCCTCACGGTCTGGTCGAAGCAGCGCGACCTGCTCCGCTCCGTCCGCGACCACGCGCGCACTACCGTCCGCAGCGGTCACAAGGTCTCCAAGTCCACCAGCGCCGCGGTGATCGGCTGGTGGTTCACCAGCGACCCCGACGCGCGACCCGCCGCCCGAGCGATCGTCACCGCACCGACCGCACGCCAGGTGCGCGAGGTGATCTGGCGCGAGGTCAAGGCCCTCCACGCGCGCGCGACGAAGCGCGGCTACTCGCTCCCGACGCCGGGCAACAACCCCGGCACCGGCGTCCGCTACGGCGACGGTCGCGAGCTCATCGGCTTCACGATCGACGACGGCCACCCCGAGGCGATCGCCGGGTTCAGCGGGGCCAACCTGCTCTTCGTGCTCGACGAGGCATCGGGCGTCGGCGACGCGGTCTTCGAAGCGCTCGACGGCAACGCGGCGGCCGAGGGCGCGAGGTTTCTGCTCATCTCCAACCCGACGCGCACGTCGGGGGCCTTCTACGAATCGCACCAGCCGCGCAGCGACTACCACCGGCTGCACATCGACTCGCACGACTCGCCGAACGTCACGGGCGAGGCGTCCATCCCCGGCCTCGCGTCGCCCGGATGGATCGCGAAGATGGAGGCGAAGTACGGGCGCGACTCGCTCTTCTGCGCCGTGCGCGTGCGCGGCGAGTTCCCCGCCGGTGCCGACGACGAGGTCTTCGGCGCTGCGCTCGTTCGCGCGGGCATGGAGCGCGAACTCGAGGCCGACGACGGCGAGCTCGTGCTCGGCCTCGACGTCGCGGGTTTCGGCGGCGACGAGAACTGCCTCGCCGCGCGCCGCGGGCTCCGGGTGCTCCCGCTCATCACCATCGAGCCCGGTGAATCCATCGAGGTCGCGGGGCGCACGCTCCGAGCGATCAGACGCCTCAAGCGCACGCCCCACGAACGCCCCCAGGTACGCATCGACGCGAACGGTGTCGGCGCCGGCGTCTTCAGCGCGCTCGTCTCCGACGGCTTCGACTGGGACGACGAGCACTTCACGCCACGCGACGAGGTCGAGGCGATCGCGGTCAACACCAGCGAGCGCGCCTTCGACGACTCGACCTACGCCAACCTCCGCGCCGAGCTGCACTTCACGGCGCGCGACTGGCTCCGCGAGGGCGGCGCGCTGCCCGACGACGAGATCCTCGATGAGGAGCTACGCGCTCCTCGCTACTCGCTCGACAAGCACAACCGCATCTTGGTCGAGTCGAAGCTGAAGATCCGCGCGCGCCTCGGCCGATCACCTGACCGCGCCGACGCGGTGCTGCTCGCGATCGTCGAGATCGCTCCAGGCCGCCGCGCTCCAGTGCCGCCGCCGCTCCCCGACGACGACTCCCGCAGCCTCGCCGCCTTCGCCGCCCGATGAGCACCTACTCTCGCATCACCAACGCCGTGACCTTCGGCGTCGCCGCCGGGCGCGCTGCGCTCGACGCCGCGGTCACGACGTGGGCGAAGCGAAGCGCCGCCACGGAGCGCGACCTCACGATCCCGGCGCCGTGGCAGGAGCGCGACCCGGCGATCCTCGGCAACCGCCTCACGCCGACCGCGCTGGCCTCGATCATCCGCGCGCGCAACGAGGGCGCGTTCCAGCAGTGGACCGACCTCGGCACGGAGTTCCTGAGCGGCAAGAACCCGCACCTCGTCGCGCAGCTCGGCGTGCGCAAGACGTCGGTGTCGGAGACGCGCTTCGAGGTGAAGCCCGGCCGGGGCTCGAACCAGCAGGGCGCCCGCCGCGCCGCGAAGGACTTCGCCGAGCTCATCGAGCGCATGAAGGCCCGCCAGGAGTGGGACGCGACGCTCGGGCAGATCGTGTCCGCGGAGTGGTGGGGCCGCTCGCTTCACGAGGTGCTGTGGTCCGCCGAGGAGGCGGGCTTCATGTGTCCCGAGCGCGTGGCGTGGGTGCATCCGCGGCGACTCTCGTACGCGTGCCCGATCAACGACCCCGACCCGTGGACGATCCGTCTCCACGACCCCGACGACCCCTCGTCGCCGTTCACGGGCCTCTACGGCGTTCCGGTCAGCGCGTGGCACCCGGACAAGTTCGTGCTGCACGAGACGCAACCGCTCGGCGTGCACCGCACGGGCGAGGGCCTCTTCGCGGGCATCGTCTGGTACCTGCTCATGTACGAGTGGAGCTGGCGCGACCTGATGGCGCTCATCGAGCTCCTCGGCCGCCCCGGCGTTATCGGGTACTTCAGCGCGGGCGGCGCGAAGAGCGCGAAGCCCATGCAGGGCGTCTCCAACTTCAACGGCGAGCGGGCCTCCACCGCCGACGAGGTGAGCGCGCTCTCGGCCGTCGTGCGCAGCGTCTCGGGCTCGCTCCGCGCGACGCTCAGCGACACGACGCGCGTCGAGCCGCTCAAGTACGACACGCCCGCGACGCCGCTCCAGCTCGAGGCGATCAAGCACATCGAAGGCCTCATCTCGAAGGAGATCAACGGCACCACCGGCGTGACGGACATCGTCGCCGGATCGCGCGCCTCGCAGGAGGTCGCGTGGATGCAGTCGCTCACCTTCTGGCGCTACGACGTGCGCCGCGTGTGCGGGTGGATGGGCGACCTCGCGCGCCGGATGGTCGCAGCCAACCCCGGCAGGTACGGGCTCAACTGCCCGTCGCCGGTCGTGTGGTCGCCCGACGTCGAGAAGCCCGAGCCGAAGACCGACGCGCGGAAGAACACCGACCCCGCGGCCGACGCCGCGACGCAGGACGCAGCAGCGTGACCCCTCCGGTGTACTACTTCGTGCCCGCGCAGTTGCCGAGCGAGGACATGCTCGCCGCGCTCGTAGCGCGCTACGGAGAGGGCGGAGCGTTGCTGGCGCACCGCCGATCTCGTCGATGAGCTGATCGGACTGGACGTGGCTGCTCCTGACGGTTCGACTGCTCGTCCGGTTCGACCTCCTCCCGCACCGCGTCCCGGCGGCTCCCCGAAGCTCGTCGGCTGAGGACGACATCACCATGAAGAACCGATCGCAGCGACGCGCCGAGCGCTTCCAGCGCGGCGCAGAGAAGCCCCTCACCGGGCGCCAGGTCTTCGGCGGCTTCGTGCCGTTCGCAGACCCCGCGTCGAAGACCTCCGACGGCTGGACCGTGCTCGCCTACGAGGTCTCGATGAAGGAGTCGGGCGTCGCCCTCTCGAAGAAGGACTTCGAGGACTGCGTCCGCAACTTCGCGTCCTACCCGTGCAGCCCCGTCACGATCGAGCACGCGGACACCGACTTCTCTCCGTTCACGACGCCGCCGACCTCGTGGCGTGAGCCCAACGGCCACGTCGAGGAGCTCCGCGTCGGCACGATGACGCGCGGCTCGAAGCAGGTCGCGACGCTCGAAGGGCGCGTGAGCTACCTCGAGCCCACGGCCTCGGACGTCGCCGCGAAGAAGTGGCGCTTCGGGAGCATCACGATCATCCAGGGCGCCGTCGACGAGGAGTCGGGCGCCACGCTCGGCTCGATGCTCTGGTCGTGGTCGCTCACCGCGCACCCGCGCCTCACGGGCCTGCCCGCCATCGCCGCTTCGAAGCGCGCGCCGGGCGGTGAGCCCATCGAGGCGGGCTACTGGTGGGGCGACATCGACGACCGCGACGACCTGCTCTCGTGCCTGCGCACGCTGCTCGACCTTCCGGTGACCAGCACCGAGGCCGAGGTGCTCGCCGAGCTCACGAAGCTCGAGGGCTACGTCGCCGACCCTGCGAGCGCCACCGCGGCGGGCATCGAGACGGACGACATCGTCTGTCGCCTCCGCGACGCGCTCCGCCTCCCCGCCCTGACCTCCGCGGCCGACGTGCTCGCCGAGGTGCGCAAGGGCCTCGACACCCTGCCGACGGACGACATGCCCGCGGCCACCACGACTCCCAGCGCCGCCGCGACCGATCCGGCGTCGATGTCTCGCACCACCCCCTCCACGGAGAAGACCATGCAGAAGTTCACCCTGATCCTCGCGGCGCTGGGGCTCGCCGCGGCCGCCAACGAGGAGGACGCCGAGAAGCGCGTCACCGCGTTCGCGACGCTCGGCGCCGACGCGCTCAAGGCCCTCGGCCTCCCGCTCACCGCCACGCCCGCCGAGGTCGCCGCGAAGGTGTCGACGCTCAGCTCCGACGCCGCGAAGGTGCCCGCGCTCACCGCGGAGCTCGCGACGTTTCGCAGCGCCGCCGCCGATCGCGCGAAGGCCGATCGCGCCGCGTACCTCGACGACCTCATCGCGGCGCAGCCGCACCTCGCGCCCGTGCGCGCGTCGCTCGCGCTGCACTTCGAGAGCGACCCCACCGGCTTCGCCACCACGTACCCGCGACCCTCGCGCGAGGACCTCACCCGCGCCGCCGCCGAGGGCGCGCAGCGCTCGCAGGACGGCGCCCGCGCGCAGGGCGTCACCGTGAGCGCCGCCAACCCCGCCACGAAGGACGCGCCGAAGCCCGAGGGCCAGCCCGCCAACCTGCGCCGCGAGATCGAGACCGTGCTCGCGGAGTTCAACTACCCCTGCGACGCGCTCGCGGTCACCGACGCCATCGCCAAGGGCCACACGCCCGCCACCCTCCGCGCCGCGCTCGCGGCCTGATCGATCGAAGGAGACCCGCACACCATGAGCGCCATCGCGAAGACCCGGCTGCTGTCCGACACGTCGCTGAACGTCGTCAACCGGACCGCCACGCCGGGCACCATCACCAAGAACAAGATCGTCGGCGTCGGCACGCCCGTCGGCTCCGAGTTCGCCGTCGAGTCCCTCGACGTCGCGGGCGCCTCCGCGGCCCTCGGCGTCATCGCCGAGGACGTCGAGTCGGGCAAGAGCACCACGCTCTACGGCCCCGGCTCGATCGTCGGCGTCGAGTCGGACGGCTCGGGCACCATCGCCTACGGCGCCGAGGTCATCGCCGTCGCCGGCGCGAGCCTCGCGGCCTCGGGGCGCATGAAGACGCTCCCCGCGAGCGCGGGCACCTACTACGTCATCGGCCGATACCTCGGCCCCTCCACCCTCGCCGCCACCGCGGGCCTCGTGGGCCTGGTGCGTCTCTGCGAGCCCCGCAAGGTCATCGTCGCCTGATCGGGCGCGAGGAAGGAACACCACCGTGTCGAACATCGTCACCTCCGAGACGCGCCGCCGCGCGCTCCGCTCCACCATCGACGGCCTCGGCCCCGAGGTCGCCGAGATCCTCGCGTCGAAGGGCCTCGACCCCCGCGACTACGCCGCGCAGCTCCGCCTGAGCCGCGCCGAGCGTCGCAGCTTCGGCGCGCAGCTCCGCGCCCCGTCGCGCCGCGTGTCGCTCGACATCCCCGCGGCGCCCGGCGCCGTGAAGGCGTCGCTCGACCGCAGCGACGTCACGCAGCGCACGCTCCTCAACGAGGTCGCGCTCCAGAGCATGGAGGACGTCTTCATCCAGGACGTCGTCGCGCCCGTGCAGCTCGTCGACGTGTCGTCGGGCAAGCAGTACGTGTCGAGCCGCACCGCCGACCGCGCGGAGGTCTCCGACGACCTCGGCGAGCGCGGCCGCGCCAACCGCATCCCGAGCGGCCTCTCGTCGGTCAACTACGACGTGAAGCCCTACGGGCTCGAGTCGGACGTCAACGAGCAGCTCGCGGGCGAACACCCGCTCCTCGAGAACGTCGCCAACGAGACGCGCCGCGTCGCCTCGGCCGTGTACCTCCAGCAGGAGCTGCGCGTCGTCGTGGGCAAGCTCTTCACGAGCACCACGTACAACGCCAGCAACCGCGCGTCGCTCTCCAGCGGCTACCAGTGGAACGGCGGCGCCAGCGCCAACCCGATCCGCGACATGAACACCGCCATCGCGGCGATGAACGCCCCGGCGACGCACGTCGTGATGTCGCTCGAGGTGCTCCAGGCGATCACCGAGAACGACGACCTGCGCGCGATCCTGAGCGCGTCCCACGAGGGCCTCTTCACGGCCGACGAGCTCGCGCAGTACTGGGGCATCGGCGAGGCGATCGTGAACCGCGGCCAGTACGCGGCCGCCGCGACCCCCACGGCGATGAGCCGCATCCTCAGCGCGACGGACCTCGCGCTCATCCACGCGAACCCCTCGCCGCGCATGAGGACCTTCCTCCGCCAGTACCGTCTGCGCCAGGGCGCGAACGGCATGGTGGCGACGGCGCGCTTCGACGGCGGCGAGGCGGGCGTCGCGGGCTACACCTTCCCGAAGGTCGCCCACCAGACGGACATCGTGACCGTCGACGACACCTACGGCTACTTCATCGGCAACGTGAGGCGCTGATGGCGCGCCGTTCCATCGCGAGCGCCGTGATGCTCGCCTCGCTCGGAGCGCTGGCTGCGAAGCCGGTCGACGCCGAGAAGGGCGCGAGCGTCACGGGGCCCGCCCCCGATCCCAGCCCGGTCGACGCGCAGCTCGCCGACCTCACCGCGCGCCTCGTCGACGCCGAGAAGGCGCTCACCACCGCGCACGAGAGCTACGAGAAGCAGCTCGCCGACATGCGCGCCGAGCACGACGCGCAGATCGTCGACCTCACCGCCCGCTTCGACGCCGCGTGGAAGCGTCGCGAAGAGGAGATCGCCGAGCGCTTCCGCGTGATGCGCGAGAGCGCCGCGCCGCTCGTCATCCCCGAGGGGACGCTCCCCTCGACCGCCCCCGTCCGCGGCCGCGCGCAGCGCTTCGCCGCGGCGCTCATCCACTGCCACGACGGCGCGGGCGCCAAGCTCGCGATCCGCGCGGGCGAGGCCATCCCCGAAGACGCCGACCTCACCGGCGTCCACCCCACCGCGATCGAGGAGCGCTGACATGGGACTCCGACTCGACTCTCTCAAAGGCTGGCTGCGCGCTCTCGTCGGTGACGGCGAGGTCTTCAAGCGCAACGGAACGGCGATCGTCGGCGTCGAGCCCTCGACGCTCACCACGCGCCAAACGGTGACGTTCGCGCTCCCGAACGTCGCTGCGGGCGACAACGCCACGGTGGCCTCGGCGACGCCCGTGCAACTCTACGCGTGCGGCGTCTCGGCCCTCGACACGTGCGGCTACGTCGCACCTCGCGCGGGCTCGCTCACCGCGCTCAGCGCGCACCTCTCGGGCAACGCCGCGGGGAGCTCGCTCATCGTGTCGGTGCACAAGAACGGCACGCTCCTCCACGCGTCTGCGATCGCTACGATCGCGAGCGGCGAGGCGAAGGGGCGCGCGACCTTCACCGCCGGGACGTACACGTTCGACGCGGGTGACGTCCTCGACGTGCGCGTGCGCACGGGCTCGGGGTGGTCTGCCACCACGCGCGACATCGCGGCCTACGTCGAGATCGCCGACTGATCACCGCCATAGCGGCGTGCGCTGTGTGGCCGCGCCGCGACTCACCCAACGACCCATGAGCACCACCCCTCGATACCTCGCAACGTCCGTCGCGAACGCGGTCACGTACGCGCGCAATGCGCTCGACCCCGAGGTGTGGCTGCTGATCTTCGACGCGGACCGCGACGGGACCGTCGCGAGCGGGAGCGCGGACGAAACCGAATTCGCGCGCGCCGTCGCTCGCTGTGAGACGCAGGTCGATGAGGCGTTCGGCGCCTCGCACGGAGCGCCCTTCACCGCCGACGCGTTCGCTGCGCTTCCTGCGGGTGCGCAGGACTCGATCCGTGAGTGCGTGCTGGAGATGCTCCCCTACGAGCGCATCAAGTTCCGGCCCTCGATGTCGGATGAGAAGCGCGCGCCCTACCGCGTCGTCTGGAAGGACGCGAAGGCCCGCCTTGCGAAGCTCGCGACTGACAGCCTCGCGCGGCTCCCCGGCGCCGCAGCGCCGCGCCAGTTCGCTGGTGCTGGCGTGCTGACGCCCGACGCCGACGACACGGGGCTGACCTGGCACCACGTCGCGGACGGCACCACGGCGGCATGATCTCCTTCGAACTCGATCTGAGGCCCCTTCGTGCCTCGCTGCGTTCGCTCGGTCGTGCTGTCGACGACGAGCTCGAGCGCGCGGTGCGAGCGGTGAGCCGTGACATTCGCGACGAGGCGAAGCGCTCGCACGCGTACACCGACCGGACCGGGCGCCTGACGCGCTCGATCGCCGCCGCACCGACGGCGGGCCGGTTCTCGGCGGACGACCTCGAGGGCTCCGTCGTCGCGACGATGCCCTACGCGAGCTACGTCGAGGATGGCACCACGCGCGCGCGGGCCTATCAGTTCCTCGGCACCGCGTGGGTGCTCTCTCGTGATGCTGCCGAGCAGCGCGTGCAAGACGCGCTTGAGCGCGCCATCGATCGGTCGGGGCTTCGATGAGCGCCGCGCTCGACGCGATCGAGGCGGCGATGTTCGCGCGCCTTCAAACGCTCGCCGGATCGACCACGCTCACGACCTCGCTCCCGTTCCGCACGATCGCGCGATGGGCGGGCGAGGTCACGTCCGAGGACCTCGACGAGGGACACCTCGGCGTGTGCCCGTCGGCGCTCCTCGCGCACGAGGGATCGCAGACGGTCTCGCGTGGTGACCTCGAGTACGTCGAGACCCTCGGCCACGACGTCGAGGTCGTCGAGCGGCACCTGTTCCGCGTCTACGTGACCGTCTCCGACACGCGCGGCGATGCGGCGACGACCAAGGGCGGCACGGGGACGCCGGGCATCTACGCATGCACGCAGGCCGTGGCGGAGGTGCTCGCGGGCTACCGCATCGCGGGCCTCCTCGACGGCGGCGTGGTGCACCTGATCGAGCGCCGACCCTGGCGCATTCGCCGTGGAGAGAGCCGCACGGACATCGTCCGGTTCGCCGCCTACGCCGCCCTGCCCGAGTCGAGCGAGACGCTCCCCGGGCACCCCATGACTCGCCTCGACGCGACGGTCACTGCACCAGCGCCCGACGTCGACAACCGCTCGACCACACTCGCCGCCTCTCGCACCAACACCTGACGGAGACACATCATGTCCGTGCCCCTCCCCAGCGGCTACACCGCCTCGCTGCTGCCTGCGATCGCGATCGCGGTGCAACTCGGCGTCGGCGCCATGCCCGCCAGCAACGACTTCAAGCCCGTGCTCATGGGCAACAAGCTCTCGGCGGGGCTCACCGCCGTCAACACCCCCGTCGAGGTCTACGGGCCCGAGGACGCCGCGACGAAGTTCGGCTCGCGCTCCGAGCTCGCTCACATGGCGCGCGCCTGGTTCAAGCTCGCGCCGCGCGGTCGCGTCTGGGCCTGCGCCGTTGCCGAGGGCGGCAGCGCCGTGAAGGCCACCGCGACGCTCCTCTTCGCGACGAGCGCCGCCGCGGCTGGCGTCGTGCGCGTGCGCATCAACGGCCGCAGGCTCCCCGACGTGGCCGTCGCATCGGGCGACACGGCCTCGACGATCGCCAGCGCGGTCAACGCGATGATCGCGGCCTACGACGAGGAGCTCCCCTGCACCTCGGGCGTGAGCACCGCGACCGTCACGCTCACCGCGGCGCAGGGCGGGACGCGCGGCAACAACCTCCGCGTGGTCTGCGAGATCGTGCCGGCCGGGTCGACCGCCGTGGGCACCACCGTGGCGCTCAACGGCGGCTCCGGCGCGGCGAAGGTCGACGGGTTCCTCGGCGCGGGATCGGCGACCGCAGGCAGCGTCGAGGATGACTTCACCGCGGCCCTCGCGGCGATCTACGCCGAGGACTACGACTTCTACGTCGCTGCGTGCTGCGACGACACCAACCGCGGCCTCGTGAGCGCGCAGGTCACGGCCGTGAGCGCGATCAACGAGGGGCGCCGCTGCGCGGCCTACTTCGGGAGCGTCGAGTCGACCCTCTCGACGGTGCAGGCCGACGCGGTCGCGGCCAACAACCCGCGCGCCGAGATCAAGCACCTCAAGGGCGCGCACAACACCACGGGCGAGATCGCCGCCGCGTGCTGCGCGGTGCACATCTACGGCGACGGCGCGCTGCCCGGCATCGCGCAGTACCGCGCCGCGAAGCAGAACGCGATGCAACTCGCGCCCGCGATCTACGCCCCCGAGGTGACCGACTACCTCACGAGCACGCAGAAGGCCTCGCTCCTCGCGTCGGGCGTGACGCCGCTCGCGCCGTCTCGGTCTCGCCCTGGCTTCGCCGAGATCGTGCGCCCGGTGACGACGCGCACGCTCGCGGTGTCGGGCGCCACGTCCTACGCGGTGATCGATCCTTCGAAGGTCCGCGTGGCCGACGAGGTGGCGGATCGCGTTGAGGCGTTCGCCTCGGTGGCCTACGCCGACAAGAACCTCGCGCCCAACCCGACGGACCCCGACAACACCCCGTCGAGCCCGTACGTCACGTGGCCCTCGGCGATCCGCGACGACATCCTCGCGATCCTCCGGCAGATGGAAGACGAGGGGCTCCTCGTCGACGTCAACGCACACGCGTCGGAGGTCGCCGTCTCGATCGACGAGAGCGACAACACCGTCGCCGCCGCCGTCATCCCGGTCGCGGTGATCCCGCACCTCCACAGCTTCGTCGCGGCCGTGCAGCAGGTCGCCTGAGAGGACATCGAAATGGCACGCAAAGAATTCGCAGGCGGCGGCCGCGTCTGGGCTGACGGATCGCTCCTCGGTGACGCGACGAACATCAGCGTCGCGATCGGGGGCAGCACCACGCGCGTCAACACCACGGGCGGCAACACCGGGGAGATCAAGAACGACCCCACGATGGCGAAGATCGAAGTACAGCACGCCATCCCGAAGAGCGGCTCCGACGTGCTGAAGATCCGACGCTGGCACCGCGCCGGGACCGACAGGACGTGGAAGATCGTCATCGGAAACAACACCGTCGTGGTCCGGGGCAAGGTCGCGTCGTTCAAGATGGACGCCGCACCCGGCAAGGGCGAGTGCTCGTTCTCGGTCGAGGGCGACGAGCAGGACGCGGGCTGATCGATGGCGCGCGACGATTTCGACGTCTCGCCGTTCGTGGCGGCGATGAGGCAGCGCGGCAGGCCCCACAAGGTCGTCGCGCTGCCCGGGTCGACCGCGAAGGTCGCGGTCTGGGTGCCCACCGCGTCGGAGCGCGCGGAGGCAGACGCCGCCGCGCGCATGCACCTCACCAGAACGCTGAAGCTCGACGCGCTTCAGCTCTCGCTTGCGCAGGAGAGCGAACTCTTCGAGCGCGAGCGAGACATCGAGCTCCTCGCGCGTGTACTGCGCGACCCGCGCGATCCATCGCAGGCGTTCGTCGACGCGGCGGACACGATCCGTGACCCGGACATGGGCTTCACGGACAACGATCGCAAGCTGCTGATCGCTGCGATGGACGACTTCGCACGTGAGCGGTACGAGCCAAACCTGCCCGACAACGAAGAGAGGCTGGTGGAGCTGATCCTCGGTTTAAAAGCCGATGGGGCGCTGTCGGTACACGTGGAGTCCTTCGCTTCCGATACGCTGAGAAGCATCGTGCTCTCACTGGCGAAAGCGTGGCCGACGCCGATCTCGCCCAGCTCCTCGGCTACCTGATGCACGAGTTGGCGGAGCGCGAGTACGTGCTCCGTGAACTCCTTCCGATCGACGTAAACACCCCGATGAAGTTCGAGGGCGAGTGACAACATGGGCGAGGCAGTACTTCGAATCCGAACCGAGGGCGGCGCCGACGTCGCGAAACTCCTCGCGGACGTCGAGCGCCTCGCAGCGTCTTCACAGAAGGCGATCGAGCAAGGCGCGCGTGTTTCCCGCCAACGTCAGTCGCGCGAGGCGCGCGCCTCGCAACAGCAAGAGGTCGCCGGGTATCGCCAGAGCGCACAGACAATCCAGCGCGAAGACCAACTCGTCACGCGATCGAAACTCCGCGAGCTCGCGCTACGCGACGAGGCCCGCAAACGTTTCCAGGAGCGCTACGCGGAGGCCGAGAAGCAAGCGACGCAGCTCCTTGAAGGAGAGATCGGCAAGCGCGGCGAGCTTACCGGCCGCGAGAGGCGACAGGTCGAGACGCTCGCGCTGGCGATCGTCAACGAGCACGACCGAGCCGAGCGCGCTCGCACGACATCGACCAAGCGAGAGGCCCGCGCCCGAGAGGCTGTAGAGCGCGCCACGGCGCAGAAGATCACCGCTGGCATTCGCCAAGCCGCCGCGATCGCCGCACAGGCCGCCGACGCAGCGCACGCGCTCATCCAGTCGAATCGCGAAGACATCGCAACGGCGGACCGCACGCTCGGTAACGCGATACGCAACTCTGGCGGGAGCGATGCGGACGTAGCCGACGCGAGGAGCGCCGTCGCACGCTTCGTCAGCGACACCGGCATGCGCTACGAGGACGTGACCGCAGCGCTCGAGACCGGTCAGGCGCGCGGGTCTGCGCTGGAGGCGCGCCCCGGAGAGACGCGCGCGCAGGCCCTCGCCGGTGCGCTCGAAACAGTCCGAGATGCGAACGCGGAGGCCGCCAACCCCGGCCAACTCCTCGCGGCGCGGGGCCGTCTCTCGCAGGCGGGCCTCACGGGCGACGCGCTCAACCAAGCGGTGCGCTACACGCTGCGCGCGGCGCAGCGCGGCAGCGTCGAGGTCGACCAGATCATCACACAAGGACTGCCCGGCGCGGCATCGCTGATGACGCAACGCGCGGCAGCGTTGGGCCCGAATGCGTCGCCCGCGGCGCGTACCGCTGCGCGCCTTCAGGCGTATCAAGAGTCCGTCGCGCTACAAGAGGTCGCGGCGTCGACCGGGCGTCAGCCCGGCAACTCCGCCAACAACCTCGCGAACCTGAACAACTTCCTGCGCACGCCGCGGCGACAGGAGATGATTCTTCAGAACATCCGCACCGCGGAGTCGCAGATCAACACCGCGACGCCCGAGGGGCGCGCGCAAGCCGACAGGCTCCGAGCGCTGCGCGAAGGGATGTTCGAACGCGATCCCACACGCACCGGCAACGCGATGCGCATGCGCGAGGGGATCTCGCCTCTGGAGTTCGCCGCGCGTCTCACGCATGCATCTGGCGGAGACGCGTCGAGGGCGTTCAATCTGCTCGCTGGCACCGGCACCGGCAACGCGCAGTCTTTGCTCGCGAATCAACGATCGCTGCTGACGTTTCTCGGCTCTGAGGGCGGACGCGTGGTCGAGATGATGCGCGGCGGTGGAGTAACCGACGCCGAGATGGCCGCTCACCGTACCGCCGTCGAGGGCGATGACCTCGCGCGAATCAATCGCTCGCGAGAGCAGGGCAGACAGGCTGCTCGCGAGCCAGGCGCCGCACGGCGAGCGAGCGACCTCATCGCCGATCGCGAGCGGATGCACCCGCTGTTCTACAGCGCCGTCCGCAGCGTCCCCGTCGCAGGCCCCCTCGCCATCGCAGGCATGGGCGCGCTCTACGGGGCCTTCGGGAGCGACACGCCGTCCGACGGCGCGACCAGCGTGCCCGCGGCAGGACGTTCGCCGATGCGCCCCGCATCGGCTACAAGCGCGCCCCCAGCGCAGACCGAGGCGATCCGCGATGCGGTTCGCGACGGCGTGGTCGCTGGTTTGCGCAACGCTCAGATCACCGCCGAGGTGTCTCAACATGACGCCGAGCACGCGGCAAACGTCGCCCGCTCGCGCGCCGGTGGAATGCAATGAGCGCACTCTCCGAATCGCTCTCAACGTGGGCGTGGCAGGGGATCGAGTTTCCCGGCACTGAGACGCGCGTCGAATGGGGCCACGACTCTGCACGCCACCAGGGCTACGGGCAGCGTGGCGTCGACATCGAGACCACCGGCCAGAAGCCGCGCGCCTTCACGGTCTCGATCCCGCTGCGTGGTGGCCTGCGCTGGACCGGCGCCGAGCGGCTCTACCCTGAGACGTACCTGCGGCTCCGCGAGGCCCTCAAGACCCCCGAGGGCTATCTCACGCACCCGAGCTATGGGCTCGTGACGGCGCACGTCGACACGATCTCAGAGCGCATCGACCCGATGAAGCCTGACGGGCTCGACCTCGACGTCACCTTCACGGAGCAGCGCGCCGAGTCGCAGGAGCTCGCGCTCACGCTCGCGCGCGCCGCGGCATCGGCGGACGCCGCGCTCGCCGCCGCCGCCGAGGCTGACGCCGCCGTGTCGTCGCTGTCCGTCTCGTCGCCGACCACCATCGGCGCCGAGGTCGCGGGGGCCTTCGAGTACCTCGACGCGGCCGTGCGTGGCGGCGCTGACGCCATTGCGACCTTCGACGACCTCGTGGCCGACCTCGACGCGCGCCTCCGCGACTCGGCTGCAGCCGGCGTCGGCGGCCACGCGTACCGCACGGCCCTCGGGCGCACCCGCGCCGCGGTGCTCGCTCGTCGCGCGGAGTACCTCGGCGACACCGCGCAGACTGTCACCCTCGGCGACACGATGAGCCTCGCGCGCGCCGCGGTCGAGGCGTACGGCGATGCCTCGCGCGCCGCCGAGCTCGCTTCGAAGAACCACATCGACGACCCGCTGTTCATTCTGGCGGGCACGGTGCTGGTGATCTGATGGCCGAGGGGCACACCGTCGAGCTGCGCCTCGGGCCCGAGCGCATCGCCGTGGGCTCGTGGGATTCGCTCACGATCACGCACGACCTCCTCGCGCCGACGTCGCCGTGGACGGTGACGCTCTGGCGCGCGGCCACGATGTCGCCGTGGCCCGAGACCGACCTCTGGCCGCTCACCCGCGTGGAGACGCCCGTGGAGGTGCTCGTCGACGGCGTGGTGCAGGTCCGCGGCTCCCTCGGGCGCTGCGAGGTCACGGGCTCGCGCCAGGGATCCCCGCTCACGCTCTCGGGGCGCGACCACGCCGCCGCCGCGCAGATCGCCGACGCCGACCCCGCGATCTCGCTCCGCGGCGTGACGCTCGAGGATGCGCTCCGCAGGCTCTTCGACCCGCTGTCGATCAACCTCACCGTCGGGGCCCTCGCCGACGAAGCGCGATCGGCGCTCGCGGGGATGCGACCGGGAGCTCCGCGCAGCACCTCGTCCACGCGGCGCGCTCGGCGCCGTCACCGCGTCGACCAGTTCCGCGTGAAGGTCGGCGAGAAGGTGTGGGCGCTCGCCGATCAGCTCTGCCGCCGCCACGGCTTCCTGCTCTACAGCGCGCCGTCGGGCGACGGCGTATCGCTCGTGATCGACCGCCCCGCGTACGACTCGCCGGTCCTCTACCGGCTCACGCGGAAGCGCCAGGCCGACGGGAGCTACGAGGGCACGATCCTCTCGGGCGGCCGCGCGGTCGACTCCTCGCAGGTGCCCACCTCCGTGACGGTGTTCGGGCACAGCGCGATCGCGTCGAGCGCCGACGCGAAGCTCCGCGCGGTGGTCGAGAACGAGGGCCTCGTGCACCCGCGCGTCGCAGACGCGTTCGCGGTGCGGCCTCGCTATCTCCGCGACGACAAGGCCCGCACGCCCGACGTCTGCCGTCAGCGCGCTCGACGCGAGATCGCCCGCGCGATGGCGGGCTTCGACGTGTGCACGTACACCGTCCAGGGGTGGAAGCAGTCGGGCAGGCTCTTCGCGATCAACGCGATGGCGCACATCGACGACGACCTCACGGGCGTGCACGGAGACTGGCTCGTCACGCAGGTCACGATGAACCGCTCGCGCAGCGCGGGGCACACCGCGACCCTGCGCCTCGTGCCCAAGGGCGCGCTCGTGATCGAGCCGGACCCCGACGTATGACGCTCTTCGCGAAGGTCACGCGCGCCGCCTTCGACGCGACGTCGAAGCTCCTCGGCGTGCAGCTCCGCGCGGACGGAGACGAGGGCGACGACGCGACGGCCGCGGGCATCGACGAGCAGGCGGCGCAGTACCTCTCGCAGCTCGGCGTCGCGGTGCGCCCCATCGTCGCGCGCACGCTCCGGGCCCTCGGCGTCGAGCACGGCGACGAGGTGCTCGTGCTCAAGCTCTGGGACAAGGCCCGGAGCCCCACGGACCTCGACGCGGGCGAGACGCGCGTCTTCGCGTGCGGCGACATCACCGTCGCGCTGCGGATGAAGGCCGACGGCGTGGTGCTCACCGCGAAGGGCGCGACGGTGACGATCACCAGCGCGGGCGCCGTGAGCGTGACGGCCGCGACGGGGCAGGACCTCACCCTCAACGCGGGCTCCCTCAAGGCCGCGCGCGTCACCGATCCGGTGCGCATCGGCACGATCGTGGGGACCGCGGGGCCCTACCCCGTGACCTTCGTGACGACGCTGCTCGACGCAGACGGCGTCCCCGGCACACCCACCACGAGCACCACGGCGACGCTCTCGGGCGTGGTCTCGAACGCGGGCGGCGCGGCCCACGTGAAGGCGTAGTCATGGCACTCGCATCCGGCAACGCGGCCTGCACCACGGGCCTCTCCGCGACGATCTACAACTACCTCACGGGCGACTCTACGGCGGGGCTCTCGGCGTCGCCCACGGCGGCGCAGACCGCGGCGCTCAAGGCGCTTTGCTACAACCTCGCGCTCGCCGTCGTGACGCACATTCAGTCGAACGCCGAGGTGAACATCACCGTGAGCGCCGATGCCTTCGGCGCGGGCGTCCCTGCGGCCCCCGTCACCCTCACTGGCTCGATCTCCTGATGGCCCGCTACGCACGCCAATACGATCCCGTCACGCGCGACGTCCGTTTCGACGCGACGCGCGGCTCGTGGCGTCAGGGGTCACCCGCGGCGGAGCTGGTCACGGCAGCGCTCTCGACCATGCGGGGGGAGGCTCGTCGCGACCCGCTCTTCGGCATCGACCTCTCGCGCGCGGGCAACGCCCGATCGAACGCCGCCGCGGAGTACCGCGCCGCAGCCGTCGCCGCGCTCGCGCGCTACGTCGCCTCGGGGGCGCTGCGCGACCTCACCGTGGACGCCACGACAGGCACGCTCCCCACGGGCGACGCGTGCATGGTCGTCCGCGTGCGCTGCAGGGGGCGCGCGGGTGAGCCCGTCGACACGTCCATCACCTACCCGGTGCCGCAGTGAACTGGACCCTTCCGACCGCCGACACGACGCGCGGACGCTTCGCGCGCGAGCTCGCGCTGCTCCTCGGTCCCGCGCACGGCAACGCGCCAGCGTCTTCGAACCGCCTCGACGACCTGATGGCCCTCGGGTACGCGCTCGCCTACGCGTGGCAGCGCCAGCGCGATGCGCTCTCCGAGGTGCACCCCGCGACGGCGTCGGAGCTGCTCGCCGAACTCGAGGCGGAGTACGGCCTCCCGGTCGACGAGTCGATCGACGGAGACACGCGCCGGGCAACGCTCGCGGCGAAGGTGCGCGCGCGCTTCGAAGGCACGCCCGACGCGATCACGTCCTCTGCGCAGGTGATCCTCACCACCGCGAGCGTCGTCGAGATCAGCGCCCGCGACGTCGCCGCGACGGACCCTGACGCCGTGTGGCTCTTCGCGGTGAAGCTCGGCGCCTCGTGGGACGACGAGGCGCTCCGCGCGCGCATCCTCGCGATCGCCGAGCAACAGAAGCCTGCGTACACGGACGTCACCTGGGTGCGCGGCGCGGATCCGTTCCTCTGCGACGACCCGGACTCCCTGACCGACCGCGACGCCCTCGACATCTGAGAGACGCCACATGCCCTTCACCGCACGCTCCGCCGCCGAGATCCGTGATGACCTGCTCGCGCAGTGGGCGGCGTCCTACCGCGCGCGCGGCGAGGACCTCGCGATCGATCAGGACTCCGACGCCTACGCCGAGGCGGACGCGCTCTCCCTCGTGCTCGAGGCGTTGGAGATCCAGGCGGGGGCCAACGCCAACCAGGTGCTCCTCTCGAAGACGAGCGTCGGAGGCCTCGACGACGCCGCGCGCGACGACGGCACGGCACGCAAGAGCGCTTCGAAGGCACGGCGCCACGTCTCCCTGAGCGGCACCGCGGGCGTCACCAGCTCCGTCGGCGGCGCCTACCTCACGACCGCGTCCGGGCCGCGCTTCGACCCCATCGACTCGACCGGCGGCGCCCTCTCATCGATCACGCTCGATGGCAGCGGCGTCGCGGAGATCCTCGTCGAGTGCGCGACGACGGGGAAGCGCGGCAACATCGCGACGAGCACCGTGCTCACGTGGAGCTCGGCGCCGACGTCGTTCGCCGCGACGGGCACCGTGTCTGCGACCACGACGAGCCGCCGTGACGGGGCTGCGATCGAGCGCGACGAGGAGCTTCGCACGCGACTCCTCGATCGACGACGCGAGCGCCCTGCCTCGGGCAACCGCGCGGACTGGCGCGAGAAGGTGCGCGAGGTCACGGGGGTCGCGGACGCCTACGTCTACTCGCTCGCGATGCCGCCGGCGTCGTACCCCGGCGCCTCGACGCCCTCGACGCGCGGGTGCGTGACGGTGCTGGCGATCGGGCCGACGAGCGGTGACGAGGTGACGAACACGCGCTTCGTGATCGGAGGCGCGGGCACTGCGGGCGGCCAGTGTGACGAGATCGAGGACTTCCTCGAGGGCGACCGCGACAAGGACCTGAACGTCACCACGGAGGGGCGGCAGTGGCGCCCGGTGACGGTCCCGCGCGGCAACTACTGCGTGAAGACGCCGCGCAAGCTCGTGCAGGACGTGTCGCTCGAGGTGGTGCTCTCGCCGTCGCGCCCTTACCCGTGGACCTACGACGCGAGCATGACCGTGGACGGCGCGTCATCGACCGCAGCGCTGAAGGTCGCAGGCAACCACACTTCGAAGAGCGGCAAGAAGGCCCTCGTGCGCGTTGGCACCTCGGTGATCCGCGGCGGCTACCAGCGCGTGACGCTCGGCGCGTCGAGCTACAGCGGCGGCGTGACGACCTTCGATCAGGTCGCAGACGCGCTTCTCGCGATCCCGACCGCCTCGTCGGTGGTGCTCCCCGCGCCGCCCGACTGGACCGCGATCCGCACGGCGGTGTTCGGCTACTTCGACGCGCTCGGGCCGGGGGAGTACACAGGGTTTCCTTCGAACTCCGCGCGGTGGCCCACGGTGGTCGACGCGGGCCCCTCGACGGTCTACGGGAGCGCGATCTGCGCGAGGGTGATCGCCGACGTCGACGCGGTGCTCTCTGCGATCGCCTCGGCGCCCTCGACGCCCGTGGTGCCGACCGATGAAGAGATGGTCGACCTGGGGTACCTCGTGGTGCACGCGTAGCAGTAGAAGAGGGCTCGCACATGACCATCGCCGACATGGAGCGCTTCAAGCACGTCGCTCTCAACATCCAGCCCGAGGCGACAGACGTCGTCTACGCTGGGCTCACCGCGAAGCGCGCGAAGGCCATCGCGACCGACGAGTCGACGAAGGCAGCGTCGCGCGGTGACACGGACGGTGAGGCGCTGTGGACTGAGCGCTCGCTGTCGCTGGCGAAGGTCGAGCGCGTGGCGCCTGGGGCCGTCGGGCTCATGTGGCGCGAGCGTGAGGAGCGGGTCTACTTCATCGTCCCATGCGTGGGGTTCGTGCAGTCGATCATGGTCGACCAGTTCATCGAGGAGTTCGCTCCGACGAACGACGAGAACACCATTTACGCGATGGTCGATCGCGGCATCTCTGCGGTGTTCGAGATCGTCGAGGCGTGGGGGTGGACTCGATCTAGTTGAGGCACGAGCGACCGCTGCACGGCCCGACGCACTCGCAGCCGTTGGCTGCATCGCGGTCGCAGTCGCTGTGCCCCGACATGCAGCTCACCAGCAAGCACGTCGGCTCCGCGAGCGTCGTCGAGCACGACACGTTCGCGTGCGGCACTGCGCACGACCGGCCGCAGGCGCCGCAGTTGGCGGCGGTGTTGAGCATGGTCTCGCAGCCGTTCGTGGCGACCATGTCGCAGTCACCGAGGCCCGACGTACAGGCGCTCACACACTCGCCGCTCACGCAGTTCAGGTTCGTCCCAGGGCGCGATACGCACTCTCGGCCGCAGGCGCCGCAGTTGCGAAGGTCCGCGTTGAGGTTCTCCTCACAGCCGTTGGTCACGTCGTGGTCGCAGTCGCCACGGCCCGACGGGCACACGAGCGGCGCGTCGCGCGCGACGTCGACTGCAACGTCCGCCTCGGCGTCAACCACATCGCCCCCGGCATCCTCGGTCGGCACCGCGACGCAGCGGTTGAGCGTGCAGACGGTCCCGCGGCCGCAGAGACCACCGCAGGGGATGTCGGACGGCGGAGGTGCAGCATCCGGCCCGGCATCGGGCGCAGCAACGTCGGCAGCGGCTGGCGTGTCGTCGGTCGCAGCGTCGGGCGTCGAGAGGGAGTCAGGGGCGCAGGCGGCCAGGGCGAGGCTCAGGGCGGCGTAGAGGCGCATCGCGCGAGGGTACGCGGCCGGACGCGGTGATGTCATCGCGCGAGGGTACGCGGCCGGACGCGGTGATGTCACCGTGCGCTCCCGGCTGCGGCGAGCACCGCTGCGGCGACCTGCTTCATCGAGGCGGCATCGCCCGTCGCGAGCTGCACGCGCATCCCGCGCATGAGGATGTAGGCGCCGTGCTTCTGCCCGGCCCACCACCCCCGGATACGTTCCGCGATGATCCCTCCGCAGAACGCCCAGGCGCCCTGCTCGAGGCCGAAGAGCGCGGCCCACCCCGCCGCGAACGCAACCGCTCCCGCGATGCCGGACACCACGGCCCGCGTCGACACGACGATGGCGCCGGTCTCGACGCCGTCGACCGCGCGAAGATCGTAGGTCCCGGTCGTCGTCTCGACGCGCCCCGGGTGAATCACAACGCCGCTGGCCTGGAACATGGCCCCCTGTACTTGCTGCATGGTCATGGCTGACGACGCTACCTCTGTCCCGCAGTTCGAATCGACCCCCACAGGTGACCGCAGATGAATCGAGCACAGACCTTCGCCGCCCTCAGCCGCCTCCCCGCGGTGATGCTCAATCTCCTGCAGGACGTGACGGCGGGCGCGCGCCCCACGAGCCACGGCGACCTCACGTCGATGGGCAAGGGCTTCGAGGTGCGTCTCTGGCAGTCGAACGCCAACGTCCTTGCGGGGGCGCTCAAGACGGTCGATGACGGCACGATCCAGGTCGTCGACACGCTCGCCGATCCGGTGGTGCTCACCACGGACACGCTCTCGTGGACCGACCGCGAGGTGTTCGGCGTCTACCGGGCGTTCTCGTCAGGCGATCAGCACCCCGGTCAGGCCAGCGACCACAGCTTCGACGCGACCACGTCGCCCGTCCTCTTCTGGGGCTACCTCGGCCTCGGAGCTCTCGACGCGGGCAGCGCCAACGTCACCGCGGGCAATCCCCCCGTACCCGCGTCGGGTGCGTCGTGGGCGGTGCGCCTCGACACCGACGTGTGGCTCTACGTCGACGGCGCCGACGGGGCGCTCAAGTTCTACAACGGCACCGCGGGCACGCTCTACAAGCCCACGGTGGTGCTCTTCGCCACCGGCAAGACCGGCAAGCGCTGACGCAATTCTCGCCCGCGCGGGGTCTCACAAACCCCGCCAAACCCCGCAAACCCCGCACGCCCCGCACACCTCTGGCGCAGCGCTGAACGCTCGCCTCACCGGAGACACACACCATGCCCACTGCACGCGCGCTCGCAGAGCGCATCGCGGCGACGCCGTTCGCCGACGACACCGGCCACCGCATCTTCTCCCTCGACACGAGCGACGACTCGATCGACCTCGCGCCTGGGGCCTACGAGCTCTACCTCGTCCCCGCCGCAGCGCTCGGCTATGCACGCATCGGGGCCGCGACGAGCGTGCCCACGGACAAGGCCGCCGAGGTCGCGGGGCAGTTCGTGCTCGTTCCCGGCGCGTCGATCACCGTGTGCATCGCGGGCGGGACGACCGTCGCGCTGCACGCGAAGCTCTCTTCGGGGAGCGGTGACCTCCACATCATGCGGAAGCCGCTCTGATGGGCGCCATCAATCCCAGGCCGGGCGGAACCGGCGGCGGCGGCTCCGTCACCGCTGCGGACATCACCGATTCGACCGCAACGGGACGCGGCGTGCTCACGGGCACGGCCGCGCAGGGCCGCAGCGCGCTCGGTCTCGAAGAGATTCCGCTCGCCGACGCTGGCGCGTGGACGCTCGACACCGGCGTTGTGGTCGCCGCGTCGACGATGACGGCGACGATCACCAGCGCCCTCGCGGCGCGCATCATCGGCGCCTGCCCGCACGGTCGACGCCTCGTCGGCACCGAGCTCGTTGCGCGCCTCGCGTACACGGGCGCTCTCGCGTCCCCAACGCACGCATGGGCTGAGGTCGGTCTGAACCTGGACGTGTCGCGCAACGGCGTCCACGTGCAGCTCCGTGGCGACGGCGAACTCATGGCCTCGTACATCAACACCGGCTCATGGACGAACACGTCCACCGTCACCGCAGACCCGGCCGGGACGTGGGTCCGCCTCGCGTTTCCGACGCGAGAGCGCATGGAGGTGAGCTACTCGACGGCGGTCGCGCGCCCGACGAGCGAGGACGGATGGACGTGGCTCGGCGCGCTCACGATTTCACTGTCGCCCTTCTACGGCACGATCCGCGCGGGCGTTGCGAGCGACGCCCCCGTCGATGCCGTCGCGACCGTGACCGGCCTCACGCTGCGCGGCTGGCCGCAGTAACGCGCTCACACGCCCGCCCTCGGGCGCGGCAGATCGGACGACTCCATGATCCTCGTGATCGATGACGACACCGCCGCCGCGGACGCGATCGCCCGCACCCTACGCGAGACGGGCCGCGAGGTGCTCGTCGCCTCCACGGTCGACGCGGCCCTGGCCGCGCTCGCAGCCGAGACGCCGCTCGCCGTCGTGCTCGACCTCGTGCTCGGCGCCGACGCGACGCCGCTGCACACCGCCCTCGTGCGCCGCCGTCTGCCTGTGCTGCTCGTGAGCGGCGCGGACCCGCAGCGCCTCCCGATGGTGGCAGAACCGAAGGGCTGGCGGTGGCTCGCGAAGCCGTGCGAGCCCGACGCGCTCGTGACCGCTGTTGCCGCGCTCGTCGACAGCGTCACGGGCGAGCATCGCGCGGCGGCGAGCTCCTTCACGCGCCGCGCGGACGGCGCCGTCAGCGCGACGAAGAGCACCGCGCAGATCGTGTCCGAGACCGTCATCGACGCGCTCGCGATCAGCACGCTCGCCGCGGAGCTCTTCATCGTGCGCCCCTCGAATCCGTGGATCGTGGGCGGGTGCATCGTCGCGCTGCTGCTCCTCGCCGGGGTCCGCGCGGCCGACCTGCTCGCGCTCTCGAAGGGCCTGCCCATGCGGGGCGGCCCATCGGCTCTCGTGCTCGCTCTGCTCGGCGCGGCAGGTACGCGCCTCGGAGGCTCCTGATCATGTCGACCCTGAGATCATCCATCGTCCGCGCCTTCTCGCTCGCGATCGCCGTCGCGATGCTCGCCGTCTCGATGTCCGCGCCCGGCTGCCACCCGCAGCCCCCGTCGCCCTCGGGGCCCGTGACGACCGTCTCGTCGTGGACCGACACCGCACGCACCGTGCTCTCGACGGTGCGATGGGCCGTGCCCGCCGCTCGCATCATCTGCAACGTCACCGTCCCCGACAGCGCGCGCCCCATCGTCGACCGCGCCCTCGACGGGGTGTCGCAGGCGGCCGACGGGATCGAGCGCGCCCTCGACGCCTACGACCATCGAGGGGGTGACAGGTGCGCCGCGAAGGCCGCCGTCGCGGGGCTGACGACCGCCATCGAGTCGCTCGCGCAGGTCCTCGCCTCGCAGGGGATCGCCCTCGGGAACACAATCGAGCGCATCGCATCCGCGGCCGGGTCGATCGCCGACGAGCTCGTGCCCGCGTGCGACCGCGACGCGGGGTGGACCTCGGCGGGCGAGGGCGTCGCGCTGCGGCTCCGCTCGATCCAGGCCGAGGCCGTCGCGCGCGGCGTGGTGCTGCGCCACGTGCTCGACGACCTGCGGCCGGTCGACGGGGGCGTGCGGTGAACACGCGCGACGGCCGCAACACGGCCGACGTCGCGAACGCGGCGCTCAACCGATCAGCCGACTGGACCACCAGCTTCAAGCCCGTCACGTCGCCCACCGATCACCGCTGGCGCATCAACGACGGCGACGCAACCCACGGGTACGGGGTCATCTGCGCTGCGTGCGGACTCGAGCTCGTGCCTTGCGTCGACCTCGTGGGGCGCGCTCCGCGCGCGGTGCTGTACGTCGCGGGCGTCGGAGGGAAGTACACGCCGAAGGATCACGGCCGATGCACCCCGAAGGAGCCATCCCGATGACCCGCACCCACGGCTGGCTGCACCCGCGCACGCTCGGACGCGTGCACGTCGCGACCGCGCGCGCCCCCGCGGGCCTCGACGCGCTCCCGCCCGTCATCGAGCTCGGCAGCCTCCCGCCCGTCTACGACCAGGGCTCCGTCGGCTCGTGCACCGCGCACGCGCTCTGCGGCGCCGTCGAGATCGTCTCCGCGGTGATGGGCTACCACCCCGCGGACAGGCCCGACCGCGTCGACCTCTACTTCGAAGAGCGCAGCCGCATCGGCCGCATGCGCGAGGACTCCGGCGCGCTCATCGCCGACGGGGTCTCCGCGCTGCGCCTCGGCTGGCGCTCGTCGCCGTCGTGCCCGACCGTGTGGTCGGACGACTGGACGCTCGCGCCCGACGCGCTGCCTCGCGACGCGCCGCGGCTCGTGTCGGCGGCCGCGCTGGAGATCACGCCCGACGCGATCGCGTGGGAGCTCGCCAGCGGGCGCCCCGTCGTGGTCGGCATCGACGTGACCGCGCAGTGGGAGCAGCTCTCGGGCGACACGCTCGACGACCCCGAGGGCACCAGCGTGGGCGGCCACGCGGTGTGCCTCGTGGGCTACGACGCGCCCGCGCGCCGATGGCGTGTCCGCAATAGCTGGGGCGCGTCGTGGGGCGACGGCGGCTATGCGTGGCTGCCGTGGTCGTGGACCGACGTGGTGCGCTGCGGCGAGGCGTGGGCGATTCGCGCCGTGCGGCGCGTGGGAGGCTGAGATGGTCGAGAAGTGGCACGCACCCCCTGAGCCCGCCCCCGCGTGGCTCGACGCTTCGAAGGAGGTCCCCGCCTCGTCGCCGGGAGCTCCCGCAGACGCGTCGTCATCGGCGCCGAGCGACGGAGAGGCAGGCGCGCCGTGAGCGGCGTCGAGCCGACGACACCTGACCCGCTCACAGACACCCCGATTCGCAGGGGCACGAAGATCCCCGAGGGCCTCCCGCATAGCCCCTTCGTGCTGCGCGCGTGGGCGCA